GCATTATTTTCTTCCTCGGTAGTATTAGGCATTAATGATATAATCTTTTTAAAGTCTTCGTCAAATACTCCAGGGCCCAATATGTGTGGCTTTAACCATGTTGGCTCTGGCGTTACGCCACTAAAAAAGTGGCATACCTTACGCACCTTTCTCCAACCAGCCAACAACTCTAATAATTCTGGCATTGTTTTAATCGTCAGTGGACTTATTGTTTGATTAATGTTTAAAACAATCCAGCGTTCTTGTAGTAGATATTCAAAGTTTTGCCGCCATTGATCAACTTTTAAACCATACCTTACATATTCTTGCGGCGCACCCCAACAATCTATGCTTGCGGTAAGGTCAAACCTTTTTATTTTTCTTTCTGCAACTAATTGTTTGATTTTTTCAATATAAGACTGTAAACGCGGCTGTGCTATCATTAGGTTAGAAATTATATTGAGTTCACAGTCTGGGTTAGGGTTTCGTTCTATAGACTCCAACAGTTTGCTAGTTTCCTGTTGATAGAATGGTTCTCCTCCCAATATATGAAACCGTTTTAGCTTGTGAAAGTTTTCATCAAACCACTTCCAAAAATGAGGTAATAGAGTTTCGTAGTGTTTATCTTGTACTGGTTTTATAAGATAACGATCGCCCGATTTAAATGGTCCATGCTTTCTATCTTCTTCTGCTATCTTACTGCTGAGAAATGATGAGCAATACAAACAAGCTAAATTACATGTATTGTTTAAAAAGACTTCCAAAATTGTAGGGGAAATATTTACCGCAGTGGGATCTGTTTCCAACTCTGGTGGCGACTGGTTGGGTATAGTTAAGTGTAACATGCGGTCGCTAAACCCACCAGACTCTTCAATTTTCTTGCAATAACCACAGCTTGTTTCCGGCCATTGTCCCGCTAACATGCTTTGTCTATCAGCAATTTTCACAGGCGTATTGTGAAAAGTATGAAAGTTTTCTGGCGTTAAATGACTGTTGGCGGTTCTATGGCAGGACATCGTTGTACCATTATTAAGGTACAACGTGCTCCAGTTCCATTTTAACTGACAAGAAGTTGCGGTACGTATTGGAAAATACTTCTTAACTGTCGTCATCCTCAAGCATTTCGTCATCGCCTGCGTATTCTTTGAAAGCTTTGCGCAATGCTCCGTCAGCGGCGGCGAACTCTTTTAAGTCATCATCACTTAAGTAATCCACCATCGTACTCATAAGCGCATCTGCTGCTTCCTGCCTGTCTTTGGCTGGGATATATTCTTTCAAACTAAGATATACTTCAGCTAAAACTTCAACATCAATACTCATTCAATTGCCTCCTGTTTGCGTTTATAGTTGGGGTTATGTGTCTGAAGACTCTGCGACATCATCTGTTGTATTGTTTGCATGCAATTTCTTTTGGAATTCGCTCATTACCAAATCAGCTATTCCATCTTCGTTACGATTCCATTCCTTGCGGAAATATTTATGTTCTTTTCCACTTAGATCAATATAAACATAACGATTGCCATCTTTGGATATGAGATTTCTCTTTTCCAACATTTCAAACAGTCCACTATACGGGTCCATGCCTTGGGTATATGGGATCTTAATTTCGATATCTTCAAATGGCTTCGCATAGCGAGTTTTCATAATTTTGCACCCCGCTCTAATTCCACGCACCTCGGATACCTTATTACCATCATCGTCTTCTTTTAGTTTGAGTTTTTTCATGGCCACCACAATTGAACTTGCATAGATGAATCCCTGCCCGCCACTTATATTTGGATCAGGGCTATAAGGATCCTGACTCGCATACGTATGGTTAGTAGCAACCAAACCAATATTTAAACTACCAAACATGTTTACACAGTTGCGAACTAATGCGGTCAGTGCTTTGGGTTTACGACCCATGTCACCTTTTAAGTCACCAGCATCAAACTGATTTACATCTGTGGGCGTCAATAACATTCCCAAACTATCCAAAACAAATAGGACCTTGGGGCGATCTGCTTCAGGAATTTCTTTGTAGCTTTTTACGAATTCACTGATCATTTTGGCTACATCATCAATCATAGCCATGTTCAGCTTGAGCAACTTGTCTTCACTGGTATCTACACCCAGGGCATGTAGCCAAGTTTCGTCTAGTGCATTTTCGCTGTCAATCAAAATCACATAAATGCCCTGTGCTTGTGCATTTTTGATTAGATTACCTGCACATATAAAACTTTTACCAGCACCGGATTCTCCAGCAAATACGGTTACCTTACCTAGCGGAATTCCTTTGTAGAAATCTCCACTAATCAGATAATTGAGTGTATAATTATTAGTGCTGATCCAGTCAGTTGGGTCGTTAAACCCCACACTAATTCCATCAATTGCTTTGGTTATATTTTTTCTGAATTTACTTACATCAAAAGGTCGTTGCATATTAATCTCCCAGTTAGTTATTTTACTACAATCAAAAGAAAATCACTATGGGCCATAAGCCCATAGTGACATGACAACTACATTACTTCTTTTGACGTGCGCGGATCATTGCCAAAATATCTTCAGCGCGTTGTCCGCTACCAGCAGCCTTGGGTGCAGCTGGCGTGTCTGCTTCAAAGGGAGGTTCATCTTCTGCGGCAGGTTTAGCTACAACCTTAAGAGCTGGTGCAGGTTTTGCTGCGGCTTCTTCTTCACCATCATCGCTGGCCGCGGCTGCTGCTGCGCCACCATTACCAGCAAAGCCGTTAGGCTTGTAGTATTGGCTCCAGCGATCAGGATCATAAGGCTGACCATCAACACTGGCTTCAAACATTTCTTTGATGACTTTCAGTTCAACTTCGCCGGGCTTCTTAGGCAAAAAGCTAGCCAAGTCAAACAGGCCATACTTTTCAATCGCAGCCAGTTCTTCTTCGGTCAACGCGCTTTCTTTGCGGCTCCATTTGCTGGTTGCGTAGTCCGCATAACCACCTTTGGTAGTCTTAGTAACGTGGAAATCAAGTCCACGCTCATAGTGCGTTGGCAGTTCCTCCAATTCCGGATCCATCAATGCAGCTTTAACCAGATTCTGAATGCTGGGGCTGATAATGAAACGACGGATGGGATTCTCTGGATTGTCTTCGTTCAGTGCATCTTTGCGCACAAAACCCTGGTAAAGGAAGCTACGCTTTTTCCAGTATTTGCGACCCATGTCTTCCAAGCTCTTGTCCTTGAACCACGGACGAACTTCGGTCAATACAGGGCAAGATTCGTTCCAAGTTTCCATGCAAGGTACTTGTACAATAACTGGTTTGCTTTCCGCTTGACCTTTGATGCCAGCGAATGGCAATTTGATCATTGCGCGCTCAACCCAAAAGAATGAGTTGTTGGGATTACTATCGGGGAGGAAGCGCAGAATTGATGTTGCGCCTTCGGGAATGTTCCAGTGTGCGTAAATTCCTTTATCGCTGGAACCTTGCGTCTTTGTTTCTTGTTGCTGAAGCTTTGCTCTGATTTCTGCTAATGAAGTGGCCATAATTGTCTCCTTTAAAATGCCAAATGTGCCTAAATTTGCCTAATGCACATACTACACTGTGTAGTATATGCATTAGTATTTAGCAGGTCAACAAAATAACCAACTTTTTTATTCGTTTTATGCTGCAGGTGGTTGCATTGGAGTACCAGGCGCAACTGGTGCTGCCGGTGCTGGCGCTGGTACTGGTGCAGCAGGTTGTTCTGGCGCAGGCGGTTGCTGCTGTTCTGGTTCTACCGGCTGCTGTGGTGGTTCTACTACATCCTTTTCGTCATCATTGGTTTGTGGATATTTCTGTAATATTGTGTCAATCTTATCCGCATACTTTTTACCAATTTCGTTGTCCTTAAGATGAGTCAGTATATCACTTATAAAGTGCATTTCATTTAGTTCGAATTCCTTGCCTTCTGGCTTGGCAGCTATTTGTAAAAATCTCACAATTACTAAAGGACGCACGTCACGATCAATTCCATGTGGCTCCTGAGACAAACTGCGTATTGCATCATTCAATTTATCATCATTGAATACCCGAGCCAAGTCTGCACTTACTGAACCATCTGGACCAGCAGGCAATGGTTTACTTAATAGTTTTAAAAACTGTGAAGATTTTTTGTTGTTGAGCGGCATATCTTCATCTTCGCGCACCATACTACGCATTTCCTTGATATAGCTACGTACCAATTTGCTAGCCATATCTTTGTGAGTAGCAGATGCACCATGCCAATTCTCTACCATATTGCGAGCAAATTTACTCAATACTGAGTCGTGTTCTGCTAGCTTTGTGCTTACATTCTCCAGCATTTTTAAAACAAATGCAGTACTATCTTTGAACTCTATAAGACTCAACATTTGTTTGTCTGATTCGTTTAGCCCAAATCTCTTACTGCCCTGAACAAATTCATCCACCTTCTTCAATAGATTAGCTGCTTCTCTTATTTTGTGCTCGTATGCCTTAGCAATTAGTGGCATAGCTGACTCTAGTCTTTGATCAAAAGTCTTTTTAATGAACCTGCCCTTTAGTTCTTCATTTACTTCTACTTGTTCTTTACTGATTATTTCCTGGAAAGATTCCATGTAGTTGGAATAACCACGCTGACCTTTAAGCTTCTGCAAGGTTTCTTTTAACGTGTGATAGTATTCAACGGCGGCCTCTACTATTTCTGTCGTTGTCGCATCTTCAAACTGCTGGCGTCTACTTGTGTTAACAAAGTAACGCAGGTCTCGTAGTTGACCAATTGCTTCAAAAATATGGCTACTGAAACCGTCATGAACTGCACCACCATTTGCAATATGGCGTGCCACTACTCTAGCACCTAACAAACTGTTTTCTGGTAATAGGAAACGCTCGCCCTGGGCGTTCTCAAGATAAATTTTTGCAATATTGCGACTACGTGATCCCTGAATATTTTCATCAATAGGTTTGCTATGAACTACAACAATGCGTACACCCTCAGTCATTTTTTGATAGCTACGTTTTGGATTCCCGTACATTGTGCTTTCATTTAAATTATCCAAGTCTTCTTCGGCCGCATGTGTTTTTGCAAAGGTTTTTAAATCTCTTAAATCCAAAGTTTTCTTGTTAATGTCACGAGCATCAAACGTCATCATGTTTCTCCGTGCAAAGTGCCTCAGACCTTTTAAAAACTTATACCATAGTTTTTTATCTAAGTCTTCATCATCGGTTATGTTTTTACTGTAAAATACCTTAAGACCTTTTTTATCTGCAATGGTAAGTGTTACTGTTCCAAATGAATCATTGCCCTGTTTATAGTCAAAACTAAAAAACCTAGCTTCTTCAGGATCAACGGTATCATTGGCTTTTTCATCGCCCAAATTAAGGTCGTCAAAACGTGACTTTAACTTATCAAATAGTTCGGAGGAAATTTTTTCTATAGCTTTCATATGATATATTTAGCTCACATAATGATGAAGGGCATGGGTAAAATTAGATCCTCTAGGTTGTCCTGATCTCGCAATCTAGCATCTAATTCGGGGTCATAATTTTGCAAATGCACTAACATACGTACCGCAATTAGCGTGGCCATAACCAAATCGTCGGTTTCGCCCAGTTTTGCCTTGTAACTACCACCAGTAGCTATAAAATTCTTTAATTCGCTTACCAAGGTTTTGCTTTTTATTAGCAGTTTTTGTGATTCTACCAACTGTTTTAGCTTTGCACAGGCCGAAAGTTTGTTCATTTTACTAGTAGTGAAACCCTTCCTGTGTTGTCTAGCCGAGCCCTTTTTCAAGGGTTCGCTCATCATGAGTCCTGGTATATTTTCCTCACCGTAATCACGCAATGCTACTAGCCCAGCTTCGCCTACGGTATTGTTTTCCAAACTGTAATAAATTCTAGTGGGATCTTTAACCGTCTCTGCAATCATTTCTACTATTTCAGCTAAAATTTTAATTTGCTTTTCCACAGGAGTTTTATTGTGACACCATTCTGCAACTTGCTCGCAACTGGGCAGTTCAAAAACTTCTATCGCTGCAGGATCACCGCCAGTGCCTATACTAGGATCTAAACTTACCAAATAGGTAGAATTTTTGTCTATGTTTTTATACCAACGTATTTGCCCAGTTTTGTTAATTGGGGCTTGTCCTTCCATGGTGCTTAGAAATAAGGGATTAATTAATGTTTCTTCATCTCGTATGAATTCGCACTCCATTTCGCGACGGAATCGTTCTTCGCCTAATTGAGCTCGCTGCTCAGCTGCCCATGTCTCATCACGATCAGGATGTTCGTTCCAATATGCTCTAAATGCTTTAAACCCATTGCGCCCAACATCAGTCTCATTGCCATATTCATCCGTGCATTGATTTGCAGCATTCCAAATCATAGCAAATTGATCTTCATCACTATTGGGTGTACTAGTTAAAATTGCTTTACCACCAGTAGACAACGTAGGGCTAATACTGGTCCAAAACTCCTGGGCTATAGTAGGTCGCACAAAGCTAAACTCGTCACAATATAGTAGGGTAATACTCATACCACGACCAGTATTTTCTGTTGTGGCTTGGCTAACAATCCTGCTGCCATTTTCAAATTCTATACTGCCCTTGTTATAACTAGTAACGCCGGCTCTTATATGATTAGGACACATTTCGTATGCATATCTTATACGTTGCATAATTTCCTGTGCACCTAAATATTTGTGTGCCGCCACTAATATGGTGCTGTCTGGCACAAACATTGCATACCATAACAAATAACCTGCAGCGGTTGCAGTTTTGCCCATTTGTCGCGGCAGCATATTAATGTTAAATCTATAATTATGATAGGTTGCTATTAAACGAACTTGGTAATCATAGGGTGCGTATAACATCTTGCCGCGTATTGGATGCTGAATATAAAAAAAGTGAGTGAGGAAATACAATGGCCCAGTAACCGGGTTAGCGCATTCTGCAAACTCTTTGAGTTCCTGCGACTTGTAACTTTCCTGCCTGTGTGGTTTTTTAATTAATACCTGATCTAGTACACTAGGTGAACTCATCGTTTCCTACCTCTAAATCCCACAGGTTTTTCGCCCGTTAAATATGGGCGGCTGAACCAAAGTTTGAACCATTCGTCTGTTCCAGGTTTAATATTGTTCTCACGTTGGATATTGGCTTTCTCCTGGCCGGTTACGCTGATGTTGCTACCGGTATAAGGTTGCCAATTGGGCCGGTTGTTTATACCAGCCAAATATTGTAATTCCTTAATATCCATTTTACTGACGTTCTTTGATATATTCCAATACTTGTTTCAACATTATACTAATATCAGACGAACCCAATTCTTCTGCGCCAGCATGAAACTCAGCTACATGCATAACTGCATCCGCCACCACTTCGTGACCGTGTTGTGCTACAATGTCAGGAAAACGATGTTCCAATCTGTCAAACAAAACGTTACCCAAGTCCTGTGAACTAATACCTTCTGTCAATTCTTTTAAACGCATATTTTTCCCTTTGTTATTACTTTCAAGCATTCCCTGTTTCTTTGACAATATTTTGTACTTGGTATTAGGATGTTTGGCCAGTACCATAGCTGCTTGACTTTCTGCTTCGGATTTGGAAGCATAATGAGCAGCTGGTTTGTCATTTAGATATAAAACATATCTTTTAGTTATGGGGTCTGTAGATTCATCATAGCCTTTAACTGGGACTCGTTTTAAATCAGTATCGGTAAATCCACCACGATTGTATGCATCAGCTAATGCGTTGGCTAATTCTTTACTACCCGTAGTACCTGTGCCGTATTCTTCTCCATTGGGAAGGATACCCATTATTTGAAAAGTTGTCTTGCCGGGTTTAACATAAAACGATTCAAATGGTACTGGATCTTTAGCCAAGTTTGGAGGCAAAGCTCTGCCAACTTCACGATCAAATACGGGAATATCTATGCCCTCAACTTTGTGGTATTGATCCCGGCCACGCTGTGCTTGTTTGGTGGCAAACTTGGTGCGGATGACATCACCTTCAGCCACATCTTTTGTTCTATGTAATATCTCTTTGCTTACCGCCAATGCCATTTTTTCTCGTTTAGGATCTCCGTTTAAGAGTTTCAACATCTGCATTAACGAATCAGTAGAGTACTTAGTATAATCTGCCATTGGTAAAATTTTATTAGGATCGTCCTGATTTTTACCATCAGATTCTGCGTATTGCTTGTCTGCTATAGCATCACCATAGGTGCCAGGAACATCATCACGATATACATTGCCCACTCTTGCGGCTTCGGCCAGTGCGGAGGTCAATACCATGGATCTACGTCTAATTTCAAAGTCTTTGCCCGGATGCTCATGCTGTATCTTTAACAGCGCACGTTCAGCATCAGCTTGGTTTGGGGCCTTTTTAATCATACGCCCATCAGCGTATATCGCGTATTCTTCCGTAGGTGGTACTCCAGCTTCTTCCGTGTTAAGCATACCAATAACTGTAGCGTTGTTGCGACGGACCCACAAATCCAATGCGGCTTCATTGGGGAATGTTTTGCTCCAGTGTTGACGCTGATCTCTGCGATCATACACATAACCATATGCTTCTACTGGTTGTGTTGGATCAAATCGGTTTTTACTTGCGGTCTTAACTGGTTCAGGTTCTTCTTCCAGTTCTGTACCAGCCGGTGCCACTGGTACAGGTAATGAAGGTTTGGGCTTTTTAGTTTCTTGGCTGTCAACAAACTTTTTAAATTCAGATTCACTGGCCCAGGTACCATAGGGACCATACATTCTGCTGTCTGCAGAATCAAAAGGATTTTCTTTTCCTAGCAATTCCCTGCCACTGGGATCAAATACGTGATGTACTTTTTTAGTTACATCAACATCAACTAATAGTTCTGGCACATAACGCCAACCCTGATAGTCTATTGGTTCGGGTTCGCCGCCTCGCCATAAGCCTTCAAAAATGTTAAATAAATTCATTTGGGTTGTTGTCTTTGTTGTGTAGTGATTATTGTTTTTAGTTGCTGACCTAACTTTGGATCTTTTGCCAAATCGCCCATTACCTGAGCAGCTTTTCTTAATGTAGGTTGATCTCCCTTGGCTAACTTCATGGGATCTATACCTGTAGTTGGTGTAAGTGTAGTTTTTGCTGCTGCCAAAGACTTTGCTGCTGCTGCTTTTTCCTGTGGACTTTGGGGTGCATTAGGTTGTGCGGGTTGTCCTGTTGCTGTGGCTGTGGCTGTGGCTGGGGCAACGGGTGCTTCGTCGATTTCTTCGCCCTGTGCGGAATTCATAAAACGCTCAAACTCGTCTAGATATTGACCTTCCAAGTCATCATGTTTAACACTTTCGCTACTGCCGCCAACTAAACGACCCTGAAATGGATGTTTCTTGTAAGGTGTGCCAGGTTCATAACCGGTCTTCTTAGCTTTTTCTGTTCCTCTTACTTGATCACCTGGCTTTTGTTTGGGCTCGCCTGCAAAGTCATAAGTTTCTGCCAGAAACTTTTTTATCGACCAGTTCATTTTTTACCTTTCATGGGTCGTTTCACCGACTCACGTTTAATAGTACCAGGACCACCGTTTTTAAACCCATTGCCTGCCATACTGGTTGCGACGCTGGCGCTGCCTGTTGCTCCTGCCGACATTTCGGACAATTCTTCATCGTCATCCCAACCTTTAGCTTTGCCAGGAAAATAACGATGTACCGCTTTATCATGACTTGGTACTAGTTTCAAGCGACTGGGAGAAATATACCAACCACGTCCATCTTTGTCTTCGATTCGAACACGACGATCATAGGGATCACCATTCATACGAAAGACTTCACCACCGTCGCCGTCCATTTCGTCACGCACAAAACAACCGTCGTAAAGTTCAGTATCGTCGTATTCACCTTCCGCCACACTTTGCTTTCGATCCAACATCACTGGCACAATTTTAATTTTATCACCGCTGCTAGGGTTGTATAGACCACGGTCAAAGGCATTGACGACCCCAACACGATCGGCTGTTTCTTGGTCAAAATTTCCTCTGAAACGCAAAACTTTTTTTCTATTGACTAAAATTTGCCATGTACCACTAAATCTACCAGGTTGTCGTTCTGATTCCGCCACACCTTGCTCACTAACCTTCTTTTTGTACAACGGATTGGTACTGCCTTGGTTTTTCATTTTTTTAACATCTCGGTCAAAAGGTTTATCTAAATCTTTCCAAGTGGTTTTGGAGCCTTCCGCCACACCTTTTACATGCCAAGTTTTACCGCATTGATGGCATTCTTTCTCACCATCACTGTAGGTTTTGATATCGGTACTGTAACAGCCCGGGCAATGTGTACTAGTAGTAGGTTTGGCACCTGTACCTGACTTTGTCTTGGGTTCTGGTTCGTTCTTTTGATCTTCGGCCATACCTTGCGAGGATTCGGACAATCCCAGTGTTTCATCTACAGTGATGTCACCAGTGCTGTGCTGTTCATATTCCAAATAGCTGCGAACGCTACAAAGATAATCAGATGCTTTGGTAATTTTAGCCTGCACCCAGCCCTCGATATTTGCATCTTCGGGCAGATGTTTTAACATATCATGTAATGCCATAGCTGCTTTGGCTGCTTTGTACAGCTCGCTGCGCGCCATTTGCACCTCATGATCTATATGCATAGCCTTGGCTTGATCGCCAATAATCTCTAACTGCTCTTCGTCGTGAAATTCTACAAGTTTCATAAGATTTACCTTTAAATTCTATTAATGTATTTATTTTTTGAACGTACCATCTGTGCCTAGGTTTATGGACTCTCCATTTAATACCGCGTTTTTTAAACTAAAACTAGTTGTATAGGGCCCTGCTACAAAAATTTTATGCTCACCTTCCGTTAGCCTCACCACACAACGTTCTCTAATAAATTGTGAGTTAATATCATAGGAAAAATCACGTTCCGTTAATAAATCCTGATCTAAATATAACCTATAATAGGGCACAGGCTCTACATTATTGCAATAAACATCTACGGTTAGCACATCTTCCATTAGGGAACCTTTTTGGGTTCAGCTGGGATTACAGGTGCTGGTAATGGCTGCTTTGATTTTTTCCTTTGTTCGAGATCTCGTAATCTAGCAAGTAATTTTTCACTAGCCGGGCGTACTCTCTTACGGTTAGTTTCACTTAATCTGAAAGGTTCCTTGACTGAGGTCTTTATTTTCCAATCACTAAATTTCAACATCAATAATGTTTTGAAATGTTCTAGGTCAGCCAAGGATTTAAACAAAAATCCCCAAAAAATCATTTCTGAATTTGCGATTTCTTCGCCAGGAAAACTAGTTATTGAACCATCCTCACGTTTCAAATATATTAGATTATTGCGTTTTTCCAAAAACTCTGCAGGTTTATTTAGATATTTGAACACCAACAATTTTCCCATAACCACAGCAGTTACACTAGCAGCAAAATAATATTCTCCAACGGTAGGAGTTTCGGATTTGTAATTTGAGAAAAAATCTCTAACTGTAGATAATTCTTCTGGACTTTCTTTAAGATGATTAGACTTAATTTGAAGTTTTTCAACTTCCAACATCGTTTCCAATACCACATCATCATAAACTATACCATCTACTATAGTTACGTGTTCAGGAAGATCATTACTAATTAACTTTGAAGTATTGGCGTAATTTTTGGAAATGGGACGAACGTAGTCACGATCACCAGTAATTGGGCTCATGCTGTCGCCTTCAATCTCATTGATTTTGTCATCAATTTTTGCCAAGTTCATGTTCTTTCTAGCAACATCCATAAGATGCTTAATCCAGGGCTCACCCAATTTTTCTACGTTGTAGGCCTGAGACCAAATGCCCAATTTTTGCTTTGCTGTAAGGTTAGGATTAGCTAATGCTTGGCGCAGTTGTGTAGTGCTTACACCTGTGCCGCCCTGCTCTGCAGATCGCGGTGTTATGTATGCAGACACTTTGACGTGGCTCAATGGCGCAAAACGACCAAATCTATCCTGCATTGACTTAGCTACTTTAGCAACTCCAGTTTGATCAGCACCAACCGTTATAATTATATTGTTGTAGTGTGGCTGCTTTTTGACTAATTCATATTCTATCTTTTTAAAGATATTGCCCACAGTTTCGGCGCCGGTTGCTGGATCTATTTGATTTTGTACCTCACTAATAGTTACGCCAGGATACAATTTACGCAAAGTTTCTAATTTGGTATGAATATCAATAGGATCTTCTTTACCCACTTTGTGTCCAACAAAAACAAACGGTGTACCTTTTACTGCTTTGGCTTTTTCAATGGCATAATTAATTAACTGCTCATGGCCTCTATGCCCAGCAAAATTACCAATAGCTACTACCGCGGTACGTGGTGTATGTCGTACTGCTGGTGTTACAACTTGTCGCTGCACCGGCGCGGCCGCAGCTTTCTTGGCCGCCATTTTGTGTTGCATTAATGTGCTAGTAACTTTAGCTAGCAAACCGCTGGGCATATTAATTACTAAACCTTCAATATTTTTACCCAGTTGATCCTTGCCTTTAATCTTGGGGTTTTTAATAATTGCATCAGATAGTGATTTACGTAATTTGTTTAAAATTTCCCTAGCTTTTTGCTTCTCTGGTGTCATGCCACCACGTCGCAATAATGCATCTTTTACGGCTGGTTCCATATTAACCACAGGTGCTATTATTTTCTTCACATCTATTGCAGCATGTTTCAGTTCATTGTCTACAAATTTAATTGACTTGTCACCTTGCGACAATAATTTATGCTTAATCTTATCAGCATCAGGCAATGATTCACCTGTACTATACTTCTTAAACATAAAGGGCACAAGTGTCATTTCTTTACCCAATTTCTTGGGATCATAACTGATATTGACAAACTTGTAACCATCTTTGGTTTTCTCGGCCATGTCATTAAACAACATCTCCGCTTGCACAATGCAGTCTTTGGGTAGTGTTTTAATAAACTTGCTGTTTACAATTAGAGATAATGCTTTGTCATAATTTTTGGTGCGATCTAATTGTTCTTGGCTCTGCCCTTGTTCTCTGCCATATTTTTCAAAACTGCCAATATCTTTAGCGTATAGCGGGGAGGTCACACGGCTAGTCATCATAAAAGGTTCACCCTTTTGATCACGACCAAAACGAATTCCAGCACCATCAACCTTAAGATTAATTGGAATACCCGTTAATGTGCCTTTGTTGGCAGTAATTTCATCGCACATCATAATGAAGTCACTGTCACGCATCTCGGTTGAACTTCCTGGATTATAGATATGTTTGATGCCCTGACGCTTGTAATTGGGTTTGGCGGTTTCTGCTTCTTTAAGCCCTTCTGTTACTTTCATTCTGTAATTAGCTTTGTAATCTGCTACCATCTTTTGGAAGTTTTTAGGTGCTTTTATTTTCAATGCTTTTAGCATAGCATCTACCGCGATCATTTTTTCCCGTGCATCAGTTTCTGGATCGTTTACGTATAGACCCTGTGCAGCTGGGCCAAAAGTTTTATCTATGAAGGAATCTGCTACTTTTTGTTTTTCTTCTGGTGATAGATATTGATTAATTACTGATAAAACCCCCAAGAAAGACCAAAATTTAGGTGCCACCGAGGCCAACTGTTTATTACTAAGGCGCTCACCAAACAAAGTTGCAAATATTTTAGATAAATCCTGCTCATACCCAGTAGTGGGCCTAGCAGTGTACACCTTCATACCATCTTTAACCAAAGGTTTTTTAGTTGTTGTATCAATAACTGGCTCGTATTTTATACGTAACCCGCCACCCTCTTTACTTTGTACCGAAAAACTAATCATGTTGTCAGTCATTGGAACATCTTGCTCTGCGCGAGCTTTGCCACGACCAACCAATTTACGCAATAGGAAATCCTGTTCGGTTAATGAAGCCAAACTTTGCAAAATAAACTTATGGAATACGCCCTTGATACCAGCTTGTAGATCTTCCCACGCAGAGCTGGCACTGAATCTGCTCCATTCAGTTGGCGTACCTGCTTGGAATGCTTTTAGCTCTAGGTCAATTTGAACATTGGTGGGTACTTGTTTACCGCTGTCTGTTTGTAATGCAATGCCAGGAAAGCGCCACAATGTAATGTATTGTTCTGCCGATAATTTGAAGCCTATAAATTGTGATGGGCCAAATTTAGTTCCAGGGCGCAACTTACTTAGCCACGCACCTACTGCTTCTTTTTGCTCACGATCAACTTGGGTGTCAATATCTCCTACAGTTTTTTTAACTTTAGCAAAATCCAAATCATTAATTTGTGCTCTGTTAAAGAAATGAAAGGAGGACCCGCTTAAAAAGAGGCCGCTTGCAAGTGTTTTGGGATTCCATAATGGTGTGCCTTTGTTGAACTTTTGAAAGCTGCTGTTTATTGCAGCTAATGCAGCTTGTATAATTGGTACAACTTCTGCACGTTTCGTAGCATCAATTCTGTTGGCTTCGGCGTCACCTATTACTACATTGCCGCCCTCTGATAATATAGTTAAATTATTGTTAGCTGTTACTAAAATGATCTTCATAATCTGTCCAAATAGCGGGCCTGGTACCCTATTAACTATTTAGCTCAGAGGTTTTCTAGCAGCCAAAGGTAAAATGGACTGGTAAATTTCAGGCTGATCGTGCCGTTCCAACTCATGTATAAGTGCCCCGGCAAGTTAGTAACCGTGTTTCCCTGAAATTCTACAGGTTCAGTGAGGTCATATTGTGTTTTAGATATTATCATACCCAAATCAATATCATCAATAGTTATTGATTTGACCTGCAGATAAAGATCTTCCGTTATTTTACCGTTTTGGTCCACTAGAGTATTACGTTTATGATCCTTGTTGGTCAACTGTATTTGTAATACATGTTCCCCGTCAGTTAACTCGGTTGCGAATTCAACCGTATTTGTTTCAGTGCAAAAGCCTTCAACAAAAACCGTATTATCTAGTCCCACCTTGAAATAGGGCGATTTGTTCATGCTATGCAAAACGCCTGGCTCTAGTTGTATTTTAAAGTTAAGACTTTCCGCCATTTGCCATTTTCTCCTGCTGCTCTTTTAGGTTCTTTAACGCATCCTCGCCCTTATAAGTATAGGTTCCCTGATGATCAAGAATTATGCTTTTGTCTACCCATACTTTATTTCCCATTTCGCGCCAACGATAGCAAAATGTCCAGTCTTCACTTAGGTAATTTTTATTTGGGTCTATCATGCAATCAAACAATGCATACATATAGGGCTCGTATTGCTTACCAACACCAATATTGTCATTGTACTTGGTCATGGGATAAGCTGCTATCATGGACTCTATGCATTCACGTTTGATTAACATAAATCCAGTACCAGCCGTAGCAACTTCTTCTAGGTCGCCTTCCTGTTCACCACCATGTAGTGCATTAATTACAAATCTTGGCGGCATAGATTTCATGGGATACAGCCCAGCAATAACATCCTTGTTAGCATTCAACATTTTAAAGATATATTCCGGATGCCAGCGTATATCTGCATCTATAAACATCAAATGTGTTGCTGTACTATTGTGTAAAAACTTGGCGACTAGGTTATTTCTACCACGCGGAATTAAACTTTCGTTGACCATAGTGTCAACCGTCCACTCTATGCCCGCAGTACGCGACATTAGACTAAAACGCAACATGCTCATGAAACAACTTTCATAAAGCAGGCCGCCGTAAGCTGGTAAAGCAAAATAAAGATGCGGTTTTCTAATAGTTGGCATCTTAACCTTCTACTATAACATCTTTGCCCACTAATTCCTGTACGATTTGCTCAACTTGCTCGATCAAATCTGGTGTTAAAATGGACTCTTCACTGTCGCTGTCACGAACCAGTTTGCTAAGTTTTAAAGTTAGTGTTTCTTGCTGAATTTTGGCCATAAATACCTCCTGGGTATTTATGACACCAGGCGCACTTCGTGAATTTTCATGCGTACACGATTCAATACCAAATGTATAAATTCGGCGTGACCAATATCGTGAACATAGAAGCGCATGGAAGCCAAATAATGTCTTCCTGTGAGGTCTGGACTCAGTCTACTTTTTAAGTATGCGGTGTATTTGGCATCAATGTTATCCAAATACTGCCGCAACCTATGCAGCTCTTCGCTGGAATAACCACCAGGACTACATTCAACCAAATACTTATGAGCTATAGGACGTTTAATTACTACGTAACCCTCGCTAGTTAGCTTTTGTACTTCATCGTTTCTTGGGTAGACCACCGACGACACATATGATTTTAGGTCCTGTGGTATACAACTGACCAAACGCTCAAGTTGAGGTTCATTTTCCAAATAGATATCCAAGTGTGGACTTTCCGCTCGTAATCGGACTCTTTCCGAAAAGTTCCACAACCAGTCTATAACATTGAATCTGAGTTCTAGTGATTCCTGTGTGTGTTCATTTCTGTAGTTGTATCGCCAGTTAGCAGTAACATTGCTTCTTAGCTCATAGCGTTTTTTGCTGTAAGCTTTGGCGTCATATATGTCTAGTTTCTTACCGTAACAATGCGTTATATCCCAGGCTAAGGGGCATTTTAATGTCAACTTGTAATGAAACTTTTTGTAAAATACCTTGCTTGATGGTATTAGCTTACAAGCTTCAAACTGTTTCAGGCACGGAATGTTCTTCATTGGTTACTTCCTCTTGAGTTTCATAATTAAACACAAAACCATCGCAAAAATCAATTGCAATGATACCATTTGATTTAAAGTCCCCGAATAACATCTTCTTACTGAGAGGAATTTTAATTTCGGTGTCAATAGTTCTGGCCAAGGGTCTTGCACCCATTTTCTTGTCGTAACCTTTATCCGCAAGAGCATCAATACAACGCTCAGTACAGCGAACTTTTAGATTACGTGCAGATAAAAGATCGTTCAAATCCTGAACAAATTTATTGACCACCCGCTTAATATCCAACCTATTAAGAGAGTTAAATCGTATTACTGCGTCCAAACGATTCCTAAATTCCGGTTTAAAAAAGCTTTTTACTTCTTTATCATAACTATCAGTGTTCTCTAACTGAGCAGTAAAGCCCAAATTATTGCGCTCACTGGCTTCTGCACCCAGGTTGCTGGTCATAATAACGATGGTATTTCTGCAATCCGCTTTTTTACCGTTACTGCTGGTAACAATGCCTTCATCCATGATCTGTAATAGTACATTATATACGTCAGGATGTGCTTTTTCTACTTCGTCAAACAGTACAATGCTATGCGGGTTCTTTTCTATCTCGCTTACCAGTAAACCACCGCCCAAATTGCCATCTTCATATCCCACATATCCAGGTGGTGCACCAATCAATTTTGCAATACTATGCTTTTCCTGGTATTCGCTCATGTCAAACTTTAGCAAACGCATACTGAGATTTTGGCTTAGCAACTTGGCTAGTTCCGTCTTACCTACACCAGTTGGCCCAGTAAACAAGAAGCTACCTACAGGCTTACCAATAGTTTTAAGCCCAGCTTTTGCTACGAATATCTTATCTAATACGCGATCCACAGCATGATCCTGCCCAAACAAATATTGTTTAATGTTATCTTCCAAATTGACGCTTATACTATCACGTTCGCCTATTAATTGCTCAATAGGAATCTTGGTTTGTTTACTAACAATTTCCAAAATATTACTTTTGTCAAGTTTGTAGTCAACACCTTTGATTTTAGCTTTAGCACAAGCCATGTCTATAAGGTCAATTGCCTTATCTGGTAATTTTTTGTCCTGCATGTAGCGTACACTGTATTCTACTGCTGCCTCTATTGCGCTATCTGTAATTTTTCCACCGTGGAATTCTTCATACGCCGGTCTTAGACCCTGTAATATTTGTTTAGTAGTTTCAACATCAGGTTCATCCACACCCATACGGTAAAATCTACGCATCAATGCGCGATCTTTCTCAAAACTAGTAGTATACTCCTCCCATGTGGTACTTGCTATTACTTTGATCTTACCCTTAGCTAAACTGGGCTTAATCATGTTGGCTAGATCAACACTGCTATTATTGCCAGACCCAGCACCGCGCATTTGATGTGCTTCATCAATGAACAAAATACAGTTGGCCTTTACTTCCAATGCCATCAATATTTCTTTTAATTTTTCTTCGAACTCGCCGCGGTATTTGCTGCCAGCTAACAAACTACCAACATCTAAATTGTATACCGAAAACTGTTTTAGATAATCCGGAACATGCCCTTTGTTAATAGCATGAGCCAGACCCTCCACTACCGCAGTTTTACCTACTCCAGGATCGCCCACTAACAGTACGTTACTTTTAGTTTTGCGAGCCAGTACCTGAATGATCTCTGTGAGTTCTGAATCGCGACCGATTACGGGATCTATTTTGCCATCTTCACAAAGTTTGCTGAGATTAACACAGTATTCGTCCAATACTAAATCAGCTCGTGATTTGGTAGTTTCTTTGGTGGTTTTGCTGTAATTTTTATTGAAAAACTTAACTAACTTCACTTTGTCAATGCTGTACTTCTGTATGAAGTAGCTGGCATGACTATGAGTTTCCACACTAAGGCTAAGAAATACGTCTAGTGGCAATATTTCACTGCGGCCGCTGAACAAAACCTGTGTCAAAGCACGGTTGAAAACTCTTTCCAAACTATTCGTACGTTTTGGAGCATCTGTTTTGCCGAATTTTTCTAATCCATCAAGATGCTGCTTAATATCCTGTTCCATGCCCTCAACATCAACACCAAAGTCTCGTAAAAAAGCATTAAATTTCTTTTGCGTAACTAGACTATACAGAATGTGTTCCAGCATTACATATTCATGCTGTTGCTCTTTAGCCAATTCTGCAGCTTTGCTAATAATTTTTTCCAGTTCGCTGTTGTAGTTAATCATCCTATCTCCTAAGAAATGTTTGGTTTGCTGAGGTTATCAATAATACTTACACGTTCGCTATCAGTTACAGCTGGTATGTTAATTTCTGCTACTAGGCATAGATCTCCGCGCTGAGTTCTATTAACCATCATGCCTTGGCCACGTAGTTTGAATTTGGTAGCCGGCTGTGTTCCAGCAGGTATAGCGATTTTAAATTGCTTGCCGTCAAAACTTGTGAAATAATGGTCGCCGCCAGTCATAGCCTGCCATACACCAACTTCTATCCTAGTATGTAGTATATTACCATGTTCAATCCAGTAATTATGTGGCAATACCATTTTAATGTCTAGTATTAAATCACCACGCGGCAATCCCTGTACACTGTCATCGCCATAGCCGCCATATCTTACTCTGTAGCCAAAATTAACTGCGGGCGGTATCTCAATGTCCAAAGTAGTTGCTGTACCTGCCGCAGTTCTATATTGAATAGTTTCTTTTTTACCAGTTAAGCTGTCAAATAATGTAACAGGATGACTGATCACGATGTCCTGATTTTTTCGTGGAGCTCTATGTGCACCATTGCCAAAAAAATCTCGCAAATCCTGAAAAGGATCCCCCTGCGCTGGACCAAAAGGACCAAAACCACCAAAGTGAAACCCAAAATTACGTGGATCGAAGTTTTGTTGGCTTCCAGTACCGCCCAAGTCGTATTGTTGTTTTTTGGCGGGATCGCTCAGTGTATCATATGCGGTTTGGATTTCTTGAAACACGGCCGTATCACCGCCTTTGTCGGGATGATGTTTTGAAGCCAATTTTCTATAGGCACGTTTTATTTCATCAGCATTAGCTGACTTTTCTATGCCCAAAATTTCGTAATAGTTTTTCATAGATGACTATGGCAGCACCGTAGTATTATAATACGATGCTGCCATTAAGTCAAATTACTTATTTTTGGTCTGCGTCTATGTTATTGCCGTTTGTTTCCATAGCAGTTTGCTTCTCTTTGCTACGACCATAAGCACTAACACCCAAAATTGCACCAAATGCCAAATGGATAAAACCACCGTTGTCCAGTGTTAGACTTTTCCACATGTCAATTTGTATGCCCTTCATTTTGAGGTACAGGACTATAGCAGGTGCCAAAATAAAGTCAAAAATATTGATTGCCATATAGGTCCAACCCATTGCTGGCCGCCAGAGTTTTTGCATCCAATGTTCTTGTTCTTTTGCCATTTCGTGCTCCTTTTTGTGTTGTACTACCATTTTATTTAGCCGGTGCTATGTCTTTGTCTCGTGGCCGCTCGTAGTATTCTTTGTATTTTTGTATAATTATTCGCTGCGTGTTTATTAAATTACGTATTTCTGCTATATCTGTGCTAAGTTCTTCATAGCCGTCGTCAGTCAAAGCAAAAAGTGCCAGATCTGTTTTCTTATCGCCCAAGTCTTTCCATATCGCATCTGCATTAGCTGGAGTTACAATTAACCATTTAGGTGCCTTTAATCTTAATGGAGCAGGGTCTGCCGCTGCCAAAGGAGTACGCTCTATGGGTTTACAAATAGTTTCAATTGGCTGCACAGGTTCGTGTTTACCAAATCCAAAAGTCATACAGCCTGACAATGCCAGTGTACTAAAAATCAATATAAGTTTATTTTGCCACATAATTAGGATTCGCTATACTAGGACATTCTGTGTTTATTTCACTACGTTGAGTTGCCTTTAATTCCTTGTCGGTTAGTGGGCTACCACTTGCGATTTCAAGACATCGTGTTGCATTTGCTGTACCGCGATTAACAGACTGTTCTATCTTGCCAGGATTTTTTGCCGCTAAGTCTCCAAAATTCCTCGCATTACCCTTGCTATCCTGTTTAAATCTATCTTGTAAATTAGCCAAGTCTTTATTTTGTAATTGAATTTGAGTGTTTAGAGTGGCATTAATATCTAATATTTTCTTTTGATCGTCTTGTAATTGTTTAATTGTGGCTTTTTGATCTTCTATACCTTTTTCTAACTTCTTTGCATTTTCTGCGCTAATTGCCAAATCCGCCTTAATGTCCATTAAGCCGTTTAGGGCATAGCCGCCCACAAGGATAACTATTGCAATAACTATAATTTTTATCATACTTGCGTATGCGCCCATGTTATTTTATACCTGCTGCTACTCGCAAGCTTTCTGTATAATCATTTTTGGGAGCCTTCTTATGTGTCTTTACACCAGCCGCCGCTTTGAGCTCTTCTATTTCCTGGTCGCCATACTTTTCCTTGTAGGCTTTGGGGGTTAGTGGAATTCTTAAGCTAAGGTTGTTAAAATCACAGGGAGTATATTTGCCTTCTTTGGCATAACTAAAAGCATAATTTTCAACCTCAACATTAACTAGGTTGTCCAACTCTTTTAGCATTTTCATAATATTTGCCACAGCAGATGCAGAACGTTCTATTTCTACGAATACTAGGTATTCACCATCGTCCAGTTCACCACTGCTTACATCTGCATCTAGTACAAAAGAGTAAGCTTTTTCAATAAAATCTACCAAATCTTCACTGGGCTCACGACCAGTTACCTTAAAGCTGACCACGATGATGTCGCTGTCATCGCCCATTTTGCTTTTGAATTCATCAATGTGAATTTTCTTGCTAACTAAACCGTCAAGATCGTGTTTGCGTAAACTTTCATTTAGCATTGTCATATCAATAATCCATTAAACCGGAGGACCGGGTGGCATTGGTGCTCCCGGGGCTGCGCCAGGTGCTGCGCCTGGCTGTGTTCCTGGGGCAGGAGGCATACCTGTTGCTCCGGGCTGTTGCCCTTCCATTGCTCCACCCTGTTCTAATTCGTTTTCGTATGCTTTTTCTACATCGCTGAGATCTACTTCGTCACCTTCAATATCTAAACTACCGCGCTTGATGTCAGACATCAAACTTTTAGGTATCGTTATCTCAACCAACCACACGGGAACCAAGCGCATACGTGGGTATTTGGTTCCTGGCTTGAAATCGTCCGGGGTTTTTACTTCCACGGCTTGCTCTAATTTGCTTTTTTGGAATGTAACTTTGCAGCCATAGTCTAATAGCTTTGCTGCGCCAGCAGGATCTGGCATGTGTTTAAGCGGCCACATAAACTTACATCTAACCCAATATTTTTCCACCTCTGGACCAGCTACTAATTCGCCAGAAATCCAGTTCTCAAAAACATATAGGTTGAGTCCATCCAAAACACGCTCATAGTCCATTAGCTGCTCTAGCAGAGTGTCACTCAATGATATTTCTTTAGTGTTTTGTATGATATCTTTTATTAGGCTCATAATTTTATTTATGCAGAGGTAAGTTCGGCCACAAACTCGAATATCTGTCTAAGCCTAATATTTATACCATAATTTTTGTCGTATAGTGCCATTGTTTTGAGCAAAATAGCAGGTTAAATATTCCTGTAGTTACTATAGGAGGTATCAATTGAGCAGAGCTAAACGCAAGGCCTTGAAATTAGCAACAGATAACACGATTCATTTTAACGACTTTGTAGCACAACGAAAAACAGTAGCATTAATACCCAAAACCATAAATCAAGAAACATACATTGAATTACTTACCGACGACTCTAAACCCATAATTTACGCTAGTGGCCCAGCAGGAACGGGCAAAACCATGCTGGCTGTTATGGCAGGAGTAAAAGCCTATAAGGAAGGGAGGGTGGAAAAACTTATACTAACTAGGCCCGCGGTGGGAGTGGAGGATGAGAAACACGGGTTTTTGCCCGGAGACTTGGTAAGCAAAATGGAACCCTGGACTCGACCTATTCTAGATGTAATGCTAGAATATTACAGTCCCAAAGAAATCACTAGAATGATAGACGAACAACGTATAGAGATATCTCCCCTAGCTTTCATGCGTGGCCGCAATTTCAAGCGGTGCTGGATTATTGCAGACGAAATGCAAAATGCCACACCTTCTCAATTGAAGATGTTGCTGACCCGCTTAGGTGATGGTTCTAAAATTGTGATTACAGGCGATTTAAATCAAACTGACAAGCGAGCAGCGGAAAACGGACTGCTGAATTTCCTAAAACTACTTAGCGAACACGGTGCGGCAAACTATATTGCAGGCATTCAGTTCAACAGTAGGGACATTCAACGCCACCCTGCCGTAAAGGAAATACTAGCGATTTACAAAGAACTAGTCTAAAATTTTAACATGGCTTAAGCTAGTCATTGCATAGCTGGGTTCGCCGGGCCTTGCGTTTACGCCCAACTGTTTAATTCTTCCGCGTATACGATATTGCTTGTTTTGTTCCCAGTTATGCTGACTACCAAAAAACACGACATTATTGTCGCTTGTATAGGCTTTTACATAATACCGCTGCCAGTTTTGGCTAAACACGGTATTGAAAACTGTGACTTCCAATTCTAACTTGGTGTTAATTTTACCCAAGTATGTGCTAACCATGAAGTCCTGTTGTTTTTCCTGTTTGAGTGTGCGCTCATCTAATCCTGCTGCAATTTTGGGCAAGTATACTAACATGCCCACGCGCATAATTAGATTAGCATCTGTGAATTTGTCACGATCCTCAACTAACTTAGCCAAGTCTATAAAAAATTTAGCCATGGGCTGGCTGCTGAGCAGCGCCATCACATAACTTTGGCTGATGAGATTAATGATGCGCTCTGCTTCCGCATACGTCTCATCATTTACTTCCAGCTCAAAAGGACCCGGGCTAATGCCAAATTTAATTTTACTTTCTGGGAATTTATTTTTAAGGTAGCTCAGCACAAGTGATTTATTACTCCACTGGTGCACTGGTTTTTTTGGGTCACTGTAATTCATGCCATCACTAGCAATGACTTGCTGTTGTGAGGCTCTGTAAGCTGCGATACTAGCTGCTGCAACGTCAACAAATTTCATGTCAACACCATAAGTAAAAGCATATTATAGTGCTTCTACTTATGATTGTCAACCAAAACTATACTTTACTAATCAAGCAGTTACAGCAGGATCTGACTTGGGCTCTGCCTCAGCTTGTGCCGTAACTTCAACCGTGGGCTGTAGAGAATCAATGTGTTGAAAATACTGCGGGTAGTTATTTTTAAAATACCTATGCAGCTCATCGTAACTGGGATTATCATCACGCATGTTACACTTTTCTACCTTTTGCTCGGTGAGGTTTAGAATGATATTTGCCTGCTGTTGGTCTCTACGTTTGATGGTACGTGCAATTTCCACGCTTTCATTAAATGCCCAATTTGATTGGTCTTTGCCAAAATCTTTTTGGCTAGTCATCTTGGGATAACGCGGCACCTTGTAGTATGTTGCTACCAAATACAATTTTTTCATATTAGTCCTTAATAGTGATTAATTCCAAAAGTGTTGCACTTAAATTGATCTCGGGATCAAAGGCCAGGGCATGATTAACAATGCCATTCCTAATAATCAGAATTGCTTCGTCTTGTCCTTTGGTGCTTTGACTCCACAAACTTAAATTACTATAACACCATCTATAAAATTCTTCAATCTCATCCAACCGAACTTGACTGACAATTAATTCTCGGGCGGCACGTATCTCTCCCTGTTTCATCAAAGTAACTGCCTCTAGTTTGTAGTCACGAGAATCTGCTGCGGCTACATCTGGTGTAGTAAGCTTACCTGTTGCCGAATTCAACTGTAAAGTGTTTAGGCATTTACGAAGATCTGGATAAGTGGCTTTAACAAACGTATCCAGCAGGTCGATATCAAATTCAATGGATTCGTTTAATAGAATCTGTGCTACACGCGCAGTGAATTCGGTTTCGTCTAGTTTATCTATGTGGAAACCCTGAGTTCTGCTATGTAGCGCGGGCATGATCTTATTAGGGTAATTGCAAGTCATAATAAAGCGGCTGCTGCTACTGTACGTTTCCATTAATCCACGCAATACAGCCTGTGCATTAGGACTTAAATAGTCTGCTTCGTCCAGTAACACTACTTTATAGTCGCCAAAAGGCATAGTACCCACAAAGGTTTCAATGCGATTACGTATAAAATCCACACCATTGTCGCGGCTAGCATTAATTTGCAAGGTATCAGGATCCTGTACTTCCAAGCTATTCAGCAATATCTTTGCTAGGGTAGTTTTACCTGTGCCGGGACTGCCACTGAACAATAAGTGCGGGATAGTTTTTTCTTTGATCCAGCTTGCTACTTGTGCTCGCTGCGTATTATTAGTAAAGACATAATCATCAACTGTCTTTGGTCTATACTTCTCTGCCCAGAGTTCACGCATATTTCAGTTCCTTTAATTGAATAGAACTTAATATAGCATTAATCTGCAAACGTGTCATCCTGCGGTTGCTCATCTGATACTAAAAGTACATCGTTATTGTCAACACGACGTATAGTTAGCTCAGTACCATCCCGTTGCTCAATTTTAACACCACGAGTCCAACGACCATGCGCAACACAAACCCATTGTCCAACCGAAATTTCAGTTTGCTCAGGGCCAATTGCATACACCTGAGCCCAACGTGGCCTAATACCTGTCGTTTTCATGTCATCGCTGGGGATAAAGATTCCGCCGCTGCTGATTCGCTCACGGAAATTCATTTCACTTACAATGATGTGATCTCTCAATGCTCTGACTTTATTTACTTTAATAGCCATTATGCCCTCTCATTACCTTCTGGATCCTGATCATCAATGTTTGGTGACTGCGGTACCATGGTATGAAGTTTATAAGCTTCCTTCATGACTTCATTGCGTGTTTTCACTACCTTACCGCCCGGGCCCAATTGATCACCACGCGCATTAACGTTCATATTTCCTACTGCAATTACTTCTGCATTGGTATGCTGAATAGCATCAATATCTACTATTTTTCCCATTGCTGTTCTGTAAGTTTTAGCCATAGTTATCTCCTTGTGTTTACTACTTATCGCAAAAATTCTCGCCAGTCTAAATTATGTTTCAAACTATCAATTTTATGAATACCAATTTTGTAAAGTACATAGCTGGCCACGCTGCTACCTCGCCCTACGCCCCAGACTATTTTGTGTTTACGCATGGTGTCTACCAAATACTTCATATATCGCAAAAGTGGATATAGATCTCTAGCTGCGTATTGTTCTAATTCTTCTACTATTCGACGTCGCTCAGTGTCATTTTTACATTGTAACCAAAGCCATTTTTCAATATCATAATGCTGATACTGATCTGGCATGAACCATTTGCCTTGGTTTTCTTTATCACGTATTGGCGTTACATTTACTGGTATATTGTCATGTTTGATTTTTGGAGTACCTTCTAAATATAATGATCGCACCGCATTGTTAAATCTATCAACATTTTCGGCGTCATTAAATACCAATTCGTCCAAGGGTAAAGCTGGATTTTTGTAGAGCTCGTCTACAATTTCATCCTCGTCAAAACTAGGGTAACCTGCTGGGTCCAGTCGCATAACACATAATTTACTTGATATCAATTATGTCGTCAAATGTTTTTCCGCTCTGTTTTAAGACTTTTTCCATTTGTATTGCTAGTCTGCGCTGATGCTCGGCTCTATAATCTTCCAAAAACATCATAATTTGATGGCTTACTGGACTGCCTACTCTGTAAGCTGCTGTCAATTTTGTATCCAAATCTGCTATTTTATCTGATAATTCTTTATCAGTTAACCCAGATAGGTTTTGAGTCAGCGGATGCATTGTTATACTGCTGCTAGTGAAGCCTTATACCAAATATGAGTACTGCCATCATAATAACCATTACAAATATATAACCAGCCAGCACCAGGATTATATGCCATCATGCCAGGGACGTCGCCCTGTTGTCCGGTTGATGTTGGAGTCCGAGTGGTTGCGCCCAATGGTTTTTGTCTACTTAGATCAAAAATGATATAGTTTGTGCCGCCATCAGTTGTGCTAATTTCGTAAACGAATCTTCCGGTCTCATCAAACGTTAATACATTACTGTTAGTTAGGTTTCTCACATAAGCGTTACCAACTGTCACACTAGCAGGCAAAGTAACAGTGTAACCGGTATTAGTTACCGTCATGTCTAATCTAACACGACCCAACTGTCCTGCTGCTGGAAAGTTAGTAAAACTAAGCGTAGTACTATTAGCTATTGTCATAGTATGATAATGACCAGCTTTGTGATTAATTGCTAAGGCACCGCTTACATTACCTTGGGCAACAATAGTTTCCCTAAAATCAACAATTTGAGCACCAGACATAGCAGAACCAGCGAAATCATTGTTGAGCGTTGTTCCGGTCAATGCGCTTTTTAATACCGCTTTGGTTTGCAAATCGGTAATTTCAGTCTGAGCGTATGTAAAATTATTCTTTATATTAGTAAAATTGTCCCTAAACCCCTGGCTGTCATTATCCTGTCCTGCGATAGGATAAGTACCGTCTATATTTGCTGGGTTAATATTTGATGACATCGTTTATCTCCATTAATATTATATTTATTATCTTAAAACATTTGTTCGAGGATACTTTAAATAAGCATCATTTTGATCTAGTTTGGCATACGAATCCCTGTAGGGGAAGAAATGCATGCTATTTTGATCAAAAGTGGTGCGGTTGTAATTGGGCAAACTAGCTGGATCGTTTATTAGATCATTGTATGGATACTCCAAAGTACTATGATCAATACCCAAAACTGGTGTCACAAAATCCACAGGCTGCGGATATACTAAACTGCTGCCATCAACACTAAGAGCATACAAATACTTGCGACTATAGACATCAAATGTTGTTTCACGATCATGTAGGAATTTGCCAGTTGCCTTGTCAAAGTTACTGCTTAAGTTGTTATCCCAAACATAACGCTCAATTTGTACATTTAATTGTTTAAAATCAAAACCACTTTCACGTATTCTAAATGCTATTTTATCTGCGGTTCCTGGCTTCACATAAGCTAAGACACAACCTGTTGTAAATCCTAAAATACGTCCATCTGGCTGCTTTTGTGCCATCCAGTCTGGTAAAGCTTTGTTAGTTTGTCCCAATGTGTCTATAATGTGTCGACGCATGTTATAAAAGTTGTTTGGGTAGACATATTTAATACCATCCACCGTGAAGTATTGTTCGTCCACAGTGACATCATTCATATCCACCGTTTCTGGTATGTTACTGGTTTTTACGTTTACTGCTGCTGATACATTTTGTCCTTTGCTATTACGCAAATCATCTAATATATCAACATATACTACTTCATATCTAACGGTGGCATCTGGGTCGTAGACCTTTGCTGTCTTAATTTCACCAAATAAGAAACGTTTACCGTAATGTTTTATATTCATTGCACTGACATAGTCAGCTGCCACTGCAGGATTGACGCCATTTGCTAATAACATTCTTAGATTACTTGATAAGCCAAAATAAGAATCATCAGGTCTATATAGATCCGCCGTGGGTATTATATTGTTATTTCCCAGTAAAGTCTGTAGTGTGTCGCGATCTGAGCGCGCCATAGCTGCAACCATATATAAGTTTTCATATGGAGTTTTATTGATTTGCGCCAAGCGTAAACTAAAAGTTCTATAACTATTAGCCGTGCCTTCGTTATCATAGGCTCTAACTGTAAATTGATATATTTGGTCAAAAGTAGTTTCATCTACAACAAAACTATTTGCATCAAATGTTGTTTGCCCACTATCTATCAAAAATGTACTAAATGTTGCTCTGCCGCGAATCACACCATTTGTTTCTAATTGTAAACCTGCAGGCAGCCTATTGTACTGTCCCTGCGCTAATTCGTAGTACAAGGTATGACTATTATCAGCACTGGCTGTCACAAATAATTCACTTACTGAACCGTTTGCAATAGATCCTAAATCTATATTCGTCGCCCAAGTTACTTTGGCAAGATTTTGTCCTAATACTGTAAGTTGTACTAGTCGTCTAGCTTGATAGTAACTTATTGTGCTGCCATCCATCTCTGTATAGAAAACTTGATCTTTGTATACTTTTACATAAAATTGGTAAGTTACGGAAAGTTCGCTTTGAAACGGAATATATCCTGTTAACCAGCCAGTGTCTGGATCTAAACTTAAACCAGGAGGCAGTGATAAACCACCTGGATCAAAAGCGGTCGTGTCAAAAGGTGTTGCATCAAAGCCGTCCGAAGAACCCAAGTCCAATGCGTATTTTATACTGTCGTTATCCCAGTCTAATCCATCAAACTTGTACATGAAATAATTGTCATGTGTGTATGGGCCGATTTCTCCATTGGCTGGCAAAACGTTTAACAATATAGGATTATATTTGATAACTTGGTCAATTGTAGCTTGATCTAAGTCAGCAGTTATTTGATCTGAGCTTGCATCTAATAAACCGCTGCATATAACCGCCATGGTAAATGGTCTAGCATCAGTCAACTTGCCATCGTTTACTGTGATGGTAAAGTTGTAGTGTTTAATTGCTAAAGTTCTAATAGGTGTAATGTAACCAGACACTATACCTGTTGTTTGATCTAAGGATAGTCCCGGCGGTAATGCGCCAGCAGAGATATACCATGTTAATGTATCTCCCGGTAAATCTAGATCTAATGTTGCTATATTAGTAGAAAAATACTTACCATCTTGAAATGTACCAAGGTCGCTAGTGGTTAATATTTGTGGTGCATTTTCACCTATTACTGTAATACTAAATGTTCTATCTGCTACGATGCTGCCACTGCGATATACCGATACCACCAGCGTCTTACCCACAGCCACAGGCTCATTCATAGTCACAGTTAAAATTTGGTTTACTATTTTGTAAGATGCGGTGCGTGGCTCCTGGTTAACTAACGTGATAACTTTGTACACCGAAAAATTAACGGGATCATCTAATGTAAATTTTGTAGTTGTCCCGTCACCTGTAAATTCTTGATATACGTCTGACGCCTGTGCTCTTACTGCAAATTGACTAGTGCTGGCCTGGCTTACATTGGCTGGTACACCTGCTACTTTAATTACTGTCTCTGGGTTACCCTGTATTGCACCATAGGGATTAATATGCATACCAGTGGGTGTTTGGCCAGCTACCAACTCAAAACTCACAGGTCGCAATGGATCTATGCTGTCATAAGCTTTTAATTCAAATTGGAAATAATTTAGTTCCGGAATGGTTCCCAAATCGCCCGAAGGTGTTTCCCAAACAGGTGCCGCCATAAGTCTTGATACCTTTTGTAATATAGTTATTTATGGCTATCCACAAATTGTTCTAGCGGCAGATGTTTTAAATTAGATAATTGTGCAAAAATAGGCGGGATAAACGCATTTGATAACACTACTCTTATATACTGACGGTTTTTATGTGCCGCTATTATGGTACGTACTTGATCAACCCAATTACCAAAATAAGTTTCCGGCATGTCACTACGTTTATAATGAGTAGTATCAGCGTATAAGTTATTAAAGCGACCATTAATGCCGCTAAAATCAAAGCCCAACAAGTAAATGGGATCACAGTTTTCCATACTGGCATAGCTGATAGCAATAGGGCCGCTACTGTAACCAAAGTTATATTGAATACGTTCAGCACCTTTATTGGGCAGTGGGCTTCTAGTATAAAACTCATGCTGTAGGGCATATCCGCTGTTTTGTATTTCGGTGCTAATACCAGGATCTGTTGCTATTAATACGTCCGGCGCAAAATCTCTATAAAGAGCATTGCAGCCATAAATTTTGCCATACTTACGCAAATTATTAAGCTCTATAGTGCGACGAGATGTGCCGTTACCTAAAACAAATGCGGTTGTCATAATGAAAAAGCCACAGTATTTACACTGTGGCTTAGTGTTGCATATACTTGTACGATTACGCACCAGTAATAATTACGCTTAGTCCAGTTTCAGCTGCGGTTAAATTCCAAGCTACGCTAGCACCATCTGCGAACTCCCAACCACTGGCGCCATATTGCACCAATGTGGCTTTGCGTCCGGAAATTTTGCTTACATAGTAAGTTTTACCGCTGTTATCAGTAGCAAACATTCTAAATTCACCTGCTGCTGGTGAAGTAGTTACTAGTTTACAAATACCAGTACCATCTGTGGCATTCACGCATGTAAAACGCTTGCTGCCTTTTTGATTCAAAAGATAGCTAGTACGTGCTGCTGTGCCGCCTGAACCACTGATCCAGTCTGTGCTGGTATTAGGTGGTAGGTATGCTGTTACTTGAATCTGATTACCTGTTTGGCTTGTGTTACCAATAGCACCGACTTTCAATGTGCCTTCAACTGTTTCCGTCAATTTAAGTGGACGTCCCATTTTGTTGTCTCCTTATGTGGCGTTCTAGGCCCTACGCGGTGGGTACCGCATAAATCCGCTAAACCTATTCTAGCGGATACAGTATTTAGCTTTAATGCTGTTTTGACAGCAATACTAAAAGGAGATTTTGCTGTATAGGATACAGGATATCGTTGGCTTCGCGCAGTTTTTCATCATATCGCTGCTGTATGTGCACATTACCAGGCTTGAGTTTGAATCCCACAGCAATTTGGCTAGCTTCACGAATCTTGGTATCAATTGCTCGTATCACTACGGCAAAATCGCGTCTATATTCTACATTGTTTTTAGCCAGTTGACTTAACGCTGCACGTATTTCGTACCAGTGTTCAGGACTGTCTATTGTTGTGCTGAGTATGTCAAGATCCATATAAATATAAGAAATAAGGAGAAACTCAATGAAATTTAACTTTACCCAAGATCAAATCACTCACATCATGCCTAAAAATAAGGAAGTCGCAGATTGGTTTAAGGCTATGTCAGAAACACTGCCAAAATTTGGCATTGACACTGAGCTGCGAGTAGCTGGTTTTTTGGCACAATGTATACATGAAAGTGCTGGATTCACTATACTTCAAGAAAACCTCAATTATAGCGCAGATGGCTTGGGTAAAATTTTCCCTAAATACTTTGCTAATGTTAACGCAAATGACTACGCACGTCAACCGGAAAAAATAGCTAATCGTGTATATAGCAGCCGCATGGGCAACGGTGACGAAGCCAGCGGTGACGGCTATCGTTTTAGAGGTCGTGGTCCTATACAATTGACTGGCAAGGACAATTACACTCATTGCAGCCAGGATGTTTATGGTGATGATCGCTTGGTACGTGACCCTGATCTCGTTACCAAAGACAAAAGTGCCGCACTTAGCACCGCTTGTTGGTTTTGGAAGAAGAATGGGTTAAATGAGATTGCTGATCGTGGTGATGTTGTGGCTATGACCAAACGTGTGAACGGTGGTACCATTGGACTAGACGATCGTAAAAAGCACTATGAGGAAGCTCTGGCGGTATTTGGTGGCAAGGTACCTGCACACACCACCGCGGTGCTGACAGAAAGCTTACGTGTTGGTAGCCGTGGCGATGCTGTAGCCGCGGTACAAACTAAACTGGGATTGACCGCTGATGGCGCATTTGGTCCCGGTACCGAAGCTGCGGTAAAGAAGTGGCAAGCCGCCAATGGCCTCACTGCTGATGGTGTTGTTGGCCCTGCTACTTACAGCAAATTGATAGGCTGACAGGGTAGTACATGCGAGCCAAAGAATTTATTTTTGAAAAGGTAGGATTTGATACCGACAATATTCGTTTGGTTCGAGTACAGCCTGACTTGAATGGGATTGGACACGACCAGCACGGTATTTTTATATATAGGTATGGTGATAGCGATCGAAACACGATACACTTTGTTGTAAATGGCGTAGTAGCTGGTCATGAAATGGGAAACTGGGACAACGCAGTAGTAGCTATAATTGCAAACCCAAAAGAAATTAAGGCTCCAATGTCTGGTGCTAGACTGGAAGACACATGGTATAATGTGGACAAGGATGGAAAATTATATATTGGAAAGGCAGTTATTTTAGTCCCACAGGGTATGGATAATCCAAACAAATTGCCGATTGAATTTTATTCCGGTGATAGAAACCAAGCTGTGTTTCAATATCTGCAATCGCAAGGAATAGATCCACTGGACATTGGTAGGAATTCTGTAGCTGAATTAGATATGACTGATTATTCTGATACTGTAAATGATATCATAATGAAATATGGTGCTGCTGGAGAAACCACCCAAGATCAGCATTTCAACACCTTTGACAGTCACCTAGAAGGCTCTGTAAAACGTCTTTCTCTAGCATTAAAATCTGCGAAAACAGAGAGTTATCGTTTTACCAATAATCAAAGTGTCGAAGTTAATTATACAGATTGGGTTAGAGAAACAATTACAGATATCATAAAACAACTAGATGATTATATAAGAAAAAATCCAAAGATTGCCGCGCATGCATCTGCATATCATCAAAAAGTACGCAGCCAACTGCAACAGTTGGCAAAACAATCACAGGAAATAGATAAACGATACGAAAATAGTGGCTTTTTATTAATTGTGCCTGGGCAAAAAACACAAGGCCCAATGTCATGGGATCAACTCTCTAACCAGGTTATAAGATATCAACAGCTATATCCGGGTTCACCACAACAGTTGCATGTGGCACGTAATTGGCCTAATAACGGGCAGCCTTATGATTTACTAGACTCGACCGCAGCCGAAATATTTAATAAAGAGCTGGCCCCATATATGAAAACTACCCCACCACCACTGCCAACAAATAATGCGACTGTGGATAAAAAATAATGAGAGCCAGAGAAATCACCGAGGGTCTAGCACATCCAGTAATATGTGTTGATGTGCAGCCTGAATACTGCGGCATCGCTGATGGTGATGAAAGTCCAGTTTGCGTCGACATCATTAAATTTGTGGTGCGGCAAACTGGACCTGTGCTGATGTTTGTTAATGCCGAAGAGCAAGGGCTCAGTGGTGATACCGTGCAAAGCATAAAGCAATACTGGGACAATACCATTTGTCCAGAAGAAGAACGATATAACTATGACGATACTACTGACGAATATAGGGAAAATCCCAATTGCCCCTCAGTTGATTGGCGCAGGTTTACCATAGTAGACAAGGGATATGGATATTTTAGGTCATGGATGGACGTGGGCATTAGTCCCGCAACAATTATACGTGTGATTAGACTACTTTATCAAAACAAACTCACTGACAGTAGAGAACTATTTGGTGGCGAGGGCTCTGATGACTATGACATCAATATGCGAGCCTTGATAGGATCAGAATTTAGGCCCTGGATGCTGGACGATCCCATTAGTGTAAACTGGACCAGTGTTGCACAACTAAAACGCTTTAGTGGTGCTTATTTGGTGGGTGGCGCACGTGATAGATGTTTACGTGAAGTTGAACTATTAATGAATGCTTTCAATATTAGATACCGACGTATCGACCATTTGGTGTATGACCCATGAGACAACAAAATTTATTTGAGCGCGCCAGTCCTGTATTATATCACTATACCAGTGCATATAATGCATTAGACATCATCAAGAACAACAGATTCCAATTGGCCATAAGCATTGGTTCGCCCAGCGAAGCTAAACTAGCACCACCTGGCTATAATTATTTTATCAGTTTTACTAGAACGCTGACTGGTGATTATCATCGCTGGGCCAGCAATGGTGCGGTCATGCTTAATATAGATGGCACGTGGTTTAATGGTCGTTATCCCGTCAAACCTGTAGATTACTGGGAAAGATCCTGGTTATATCCTGATAGCGATAGGACCCGTGAAAGTGAAGATCGTGTATTCGCTAGAGAACCAGAGATACCAGCTAACGCAATAACACAGGTACACATATTTTTACATGTTGCTCAGGAGTATAGAAGCTCACAAGTACGACAATTACTCATAGCCTGTAAACTACGCAAGATTCCAGTATTTTTGTACGACAATGAAGCCGCTTGGCGATTACAGGATACTAGGCGCAGTCAAAAAATTACAGCTAAATTACCTAATCTAAAAGGTATACAACTGCCTGGCTATACTGGTAGATCAAAAAATTATCTTGAAGACTGGATTGAATTACTGCACAAAAAAGCAACTAAAGAACTCACAAAAAGTGCGGACAAGCTGCGCTATAATCTGCGATACTATGCACACAAAAACGAAGACAATGGTTTAACTACCGAGATAAGCAATGCACGTAAACCAGGCGCTGGCGCAACACGTCGATCTGCAATAGAGATTCTCAATTATATGCGCCAACATAGAATCAAGTCAATAATAGAATTCAAAAATATGATTGCTGACAAGTGGGATAAGATTGTTGACCAAGAAAAAGCCTCACAAAAACCCACAACCGAAACAGTGAATCCACGTAGACCACTGGCCGTCAAACAGGGTATGGCTACTCGCAGCTTATATTTTAACGAAGGTACTATTGAAAAGATTTGGGGTATGAAGCGACCACGCAGTTTAACTTCACTGCAAACTGCATTGGATATGCTATGGGACCACTATGCTGATATAATAAAAACTCGCCGAAAAAAGCCACAGCTACTTTTTGGCAAAGGTGCAAAGCACGGTGGCAAATATTTTAGCTACACGCAGGATTTATGGGGCGGTGGGCAACAGATTGTTTTAGCACCAGGCGAGCGAAATCTCTATGTGCTGGTACATGAGCTAGCCCATGCCCTGGGCGCGATACAGCATGGAGTGCGTTTTGCACAACTTTATCACGATATGCTACAACATGATACGTTTAAAGAAATGATGTCCACAGAGGATGGACAAAAATTCATGCAATACCTAAAAGTGGAACATCCCAAGCTGGTGCGCCGGGCTTACAGGGGAACTACACGATGAGACTGAGAGAAATACTGCGAGAAACCGCGGAAGAGATACGAGAAATTGAAGCCATCGCTGGTCTGGTAGCTGATTATCTGGCAAAATTGCAGCAGAGCCGGGAGCCCTGGCGCATCTTTCGTGCGCTGCCCTTGAAACAGGTGGTACAGCCTCGTTTCCAAAACGCCGCAGTCAATGCAGTTGTGAAGAATGTGTGGGTGCAGGTAGATGGTCAAATGAAACCCCAAAATCTCGGCTCCTGGAGTCGTTCGGAAAATCGCATTCAAATAAATGCCAGTTTGATCAAGCCCGAGTTGGATCGACCCGAGCTGATCAATACACTGGCACACGAGCTTACACATGCCATGGATACCCACAAGGGCATAGCGTTCCGTGGACAGGCCAATATCCACGATGGTGGCATTGGCGACCAGGAATATCAACACTACCTCAGGCTACAGCACGAAATAGATGCTCGTCTCACAGAAGCCCTGGTTAGCCTGGCACAAGAGATTAAAAAATTTCAAGATATTGATGAGCTGTTCGGCCAGCCCGGTCAAGAGGCGCGGTCTCAAGACATCCTGTGGCGTGCTATACAACAGGTATTTGCCCGTAGCAGAATCACAGAGTTGTATCCCCAGGGCACTCGAGATCCACGCTATCGCAGACTTTTAAGCCGAGCCTACAAGTTCTATGCCACGCCCCAGGCCGTGGCACAGGCCACTCAGCCCACATTGATACAACGAGCCCTGGCCTGGCTCAAGGCACGTTAATCTTGTTTGCTGGTTAGCGTTGCGCTAGTTGCTGATAATAGGCTTGTCGCTGTTTAAGACCCTTTTGACCTTTGTTAACTCTTTTAGTAACTTGCCCCACCGAAGCCTTACTAAAGTCCGACACATGTGTTGCTACTCGATTTTTCCAATACCAAATCGCTGTTTTAATAGCTATATCCTTGTCTGTTCTCACTATATCAGGATTTGCTACCAATCTATCATCACCATATAAGGCTTTGCTACATCTTGTATAGTTGTCACGACCAGTCAAATGCAAGTAACCACCGCCCCTAAATAACCAACCATCACCAATTTTTGTATTACCCAGGGTCTTTTTAAAATCATACTTACGCATAAAGTATGCTCGAGGATTTTTGCTGTCCGGTGGTGGTAATTCTGTTAGGCTCCAAGTCCCACCTACTTCTTTTTTTACCTGTGATATAAAATGCGCTAATTCATCACCATGTATACCAGCAGCGCGAGCTTGACGTACTACTTCACGATGCTGTTCCGGAACACTGGCTTCTATTTTGTCATCTATACTAGCCTGTGGAACAGCTTTTTGTGTCTGTGGAGCAGCTTTTTGTGGCTGAACTATTTGTGCTTGTGGAGTCTGTGGTGTGGGTTGCTTTAGCTGACTGATCGCGCCATAGCCCAGTGTTGCCGCTGCCATCGCTGCCGCAGTTTTTTCTCTCCAGCCTTCGTCTAGTTCAGCGTGAGTGTCCTGCAACAAGAAAAGATCATCACCTCTTAGCATTTCCCCCAGATCTTCTTGCACGTCATCGGGCAAAACCGTTGCTGATGTTTCTTGATAGCCAATTGAACCGGCATAACGTCTCAAAAGATTTAAATACAACTTACTGCGTTTTTCACCTTTGCTGGTAAGTATGAAAAATTTAGGTCTACCATAGTGTTGTAGATATTCAGCTATCGCTTGTTTTACAGTGGCGAATATTGCCAACTCATCTCCCTGACCAGTCAAGTCAAAACTACCACTGATACTAAATTCAACTATAACAGCTTGTGAAACTGTTGATCTATCAAAAGTTATCCTGAGCCTACCGGTTTTTGCGTCGGTGTAGGCAGAGATTGCATACGGTGCCCAGTTTTCGTCCCAGGTCAAGGTATAGGGCCTGTCAAATAATTCGCAAAGTAACATAATGTGTTAAGGTAATCCAGATGTATATGTTTTAGATGCAGTATAATTAGTTGTGACTTCTGCTTGGCTAAGAGCTTTGCTGTATACCCTCATCTGATAGTATGTTCCTGGGGTCGCATCAAACGGAGTGTTAGCTGTTCCAGCGTTGGGGTGTCTAGAGCCAAACTGTAGTGCTGAACCCGTACTAGATGCGGCAGTATAACCTGTTGTTGTAGGAGTTAATAATGTCCCATCCTTATATACTTTTAATGCACCTGCTGCAACTGTTACTACAATATGTTTTAATCCCGCAGCAGGAATGCCACTAACTGCGTAAATATTGAAAGCACCTGGCTTTCCGGCGTAAAAATTGTTACCTGTTGAACTACCCCAATATGCTAAATGTCCAAGCGATCCACTATATTGATCGCTGCCAAATAGTGCTGCCCAATAACCGGTTGGCTGTGTATCAACAACCATTTCAACTGACCAGTTAGTGGTTGGTAAAGTATATGTTGTACCAATCATAGCCATGTTGGTCGCATTGCTTGGGCCCAGTGTTAAACCTCCGCCATTGCTAGAAGTGTAAGTGGCAGATCCTGTGCCAGTTTTATATACAGTACCATTGTATCCGTTATTGGTGTCTTCGGTCCATGTGCTGCCTGAACTAGGAGCCGTTAATAAGTTAAATACCAAACTGGACTGTACAAACGGTGATGTTATACTGGTATCGTTAACTGTAATTGAACTAGTGGTTGCTACAACTGTGCCTGACGTAGATCCCGTACGAATCTGTACAGTAAATGTTTCTGCACCTTCTGTTGTGATATCTGCAGTTGGTGTGATGGTAAATGACCCCGCATTACTAGTAATTGTAAATGATCCTGATGTAGCTGTGAAGTCACTGTTACTTGTTGTTACGTTATTAATAGTCCAATATAGCGTTGTGCCGTCGGCTACACCCACAGTTGTTACATTGATAGTTCCTGCCACACCCTCGTTTATACTACTAGGTATGGTCCCAATACTATAACTAACTGCAATCCAAGGTCTGCCCTCTATTAATCCACCTGTATTAGAATTGTCTAATATGTCATTGCCAGAATACTGCGTTGGCAATTGAGTAATATCGTAAAAAGCACGAGGATTACCATCCGCGGCTCGATCACTAGCGGCCAAATCCAATTTACCTATTTGGCGCAACTGTTTGGTTGCTAGTGTACTGATTCCGTTTAGTGACATATTTTAGTTAGGTATCAAAATTATTTGCCAATTAGCTGTTGCTTTTGTATTGCTGGTATCTACTGTTACTCTAACATCTACATCTGTTTTTTGCGTCAGCTTCATGGGCACAGCAAAGTCATTACGATAAGGATTACCACCAGCCACTTCAGCGATAAAAGCAGCCACAAAACTACCGCCAAACGGTCTCACCATCATTTTTAATAAAGTACCAACATTACCCGCACCAGAATGATAAGTTGTGCAATCACCATATAACACATAAGCACTATAGTTTCTTGGCACCGTAAATTGACTTAATTTAGTGACGCCTAACCCTGCACCAATATGCGCAACTACCGTACCTACACCACTTGTTAGTCTGAATGTAATTTCACCAGCATTTGCTGCCCCACTACTACTGCTGGTTATAGTTGCGGTCCAAATTCTAAGGAAGTTTTTAGTTGTAGCTACAGCACTGGTACCGCTTGTGGTTATGGTTTCAGTTTGATAATCATGGTTGGAATCTAAACCCTCAATGTAAATTGATTGACCGGTATCTGATACACTGGTAGAAATTACATATAACTTTTGTGCACTACTCCAAGTTGCGAAAGGATAAATTCCACCTTCTACCCATATACTAGTTTCAATGTTTTGTGTACTATCCGGCAAATAAGCTGATCTAAGTACCGCACTGTGACTATCCACTAATCCACGAGCAACATTCATTTCATATGTACTGTCAGCTATTGTAATATCAGTTGCAGGATTTGTTATACTAACATTGCCATCAACCGTCCAGGGGTCAGTACCCTGAAATGCAGTGACATTTCCCGATACAGGCAGGGTGTTGCCACTTATATTAACATTTCCCAAACTACCTATGGCAACATTACCTATACTTACATTACCTACTATACTGGTATTAGTTCTGATATAAACATTACCCGTGGCTTCATCCAAAGCTAATGCTTGATTAACATTACGCAAATACCAAGGGTTAACGTGATTTTCTTGTGGCGTAGTCATGCGCTAACAATTCCATTTGCGCAGCGACTTATTAATTCTGCTGTTGGGATCACGCGCTGTTTTAGCACTGGTGCGCTTTTTCTTCATGCCGCTCATACGAGCACAGAAACTTTTGCGACGATTAGCTGCTTTAGATCCCCGTTTTAACTTACTGGGTTTAGTTGTAACCGCGGTCTGTAACTTACTGCCAGGATGACTGCGACGATAGCTGGCCACACCCCGTTTATTCAATCCACCACTGGGACTTTTACCAGCTTTAGTTTGCCAGGCTTCTGCTTCACATATGATTTCATTAATTTTCATAACCGTTTTCCCAGTATTCTATTATTTATGTTAATATGGCGTCTTTCTCGTCTTGGTGCCGTTGGCTGTCCTAGTGTGATAAACTGTACCAGCCTCCCAAGTACCATCCGCTCGCTGCTCAAAATACAAATGTTCCTCTATAAAGTCTTTAACCTCAAACATATAATCGGCATTACTACCGGCTTCAACATCTATAGCACCAGCTATTATGGTATCCAAGCTCTTTATTCCCATCTCTAGGTTTTGGCCATAGGCTTCGTCGGCAAAATCTATTAACTGGCCAGGGGTAACTGGAATAGCTTCTAATATTTCGTACTGTGCTTGCGATACTTCTGGCCTAAACTCCAAATAATTCTCGCGAGATCTAGAAACTGCGTCCCAATCAATATCTCCCTCTTCAGGATGGCCCTGGGGATATGCGTAATTTTGCCGCAAATATTTGTACCATTCATCGTCTTCGGTCTCAATCTCATTGATCTTTTGATCCAAATATTCACTGATGGCACGATACGCTGATTTAAGCAAGGGTGCTAACACCGTATCTGGCGCAAAAAATATACTGTTACGTATTGATGGATCAACTTGAAAGAAAAACTCAGTAAGATCACCAAATCTATCACGTATCAAATACAATGGGCTAACTGGCTCATCCTGCGCATCCATAAACTGTTCACTTTGTAGATGAACTTGATACTTTTCACCAGGATGTTGGGGTTTCTTGGGCAACATTACTAACAGTGGACCATCTTTGTTGTAATGATTGAAATAGTTTTGCCCACGTGTAGCTGCGGTACACCAACGTGTGCCACGTCCATAATAACAGGCCGCAGTTTGATCTTCCGGAATAATGATACGTACTTGATCAGTATCTAACACCACTTGAGCTGTGCCACGATCCTGTACATCCTCCTCGGGAATTTCAAATTGATCCATAGTGCCCATGAATTCTTTGAATGACGGATATCGATTTATGTCATTTAGCGGTGGCTTAATTAACCGACGTCTTTTCAACACACTGAGTTTGTATAAGTTTTCTTTTACCGTACTTAATACATCTTCAATCTTTACGCGGCTGTTGCTGTAAGTCTTGACTATCCACTGAACATATTCTTTATGTGGTGTGGGGTCAGCATCTTCCAATGTTTTGATTATAGCTATAACTAGATTTGGTTTAATTTTTTCCAGTATCTCTGGTGCAGTTGCTCTGTTAACTGTAATAAAAGATCCCAACACATCAAAACGTATTGTACGATCGTGATAACGTTCAGGTTTGGCTGCCATATCAACTATGGTCCAGGCTCCATCCAAAGCTGCTGGCAAATTTAAAGTACCTTCATTACGGTGAAAAGCCGCTATAAGCTTGGCACCATAATTTTGTGCTGTTCGGTTTAGATCGTATTCCGCTAAGATTTCATGGGCTCGCATCCGTATATTTAGCTTTAAGATCACAAGGCCCCTTTCGGGGCCAGTTTTACTTAGGTCTTGCTTACAAACTCATTGAGCTTGCTAGCTTGAGCTATTACTGCATCAGCATCGGGAAAATCAGGTAAGTCCGGATACGGTGCCACACTGCCGGGGTTCCTGCCCACCTCAATTTGATACCGTTCACGTAATGCTTCACGCTTTTGGAAAATTGGTGTCGTTAAGATCTCGTTGGCCAATTTTAATAGATCGAGACGAATCTCGTAGGGTGTTTTGCTCATGATGCCTCCTTTCTGTGTGATGTGTGTATGCTACACGAGCCATGATATTTAGCTGGTAAAATTTAGTCAACAAAAAACCCACCGAAGTGGGTTTAGAGTTTTATTAATTCCTTAAATTAAATTTTTTATCTCGGCTGCTCTGTCACGTTTCTCGTATTCTTTTTGTTTTCGCATTTCCATATATTTACTGACAGCTATATATATTCCGCCCAAAATAACTGCTAGGGTTATTCCAGCCCAAACTATTTGTGCGCCTTTAGCCTTATCCAAATTTGATAATATTTCAAAAACCGTCATCATGTTTTCAAAGTCGGCGTCTGATGCGTATTGGGCGGATGATGGTAATATTTTTAACGTCCACCCCGCAAGTGTTCCTATGGATGCAAGAAATACACCCAAACCTATAACAAACTTATCAGCAAAATCTTCATTCACTTGTGCCTGTGTACCTGCTAGTTTTTGAAGTTTGGACGTAAATTCCTGTCCAGATTTGGAACTTTCTAATGCTTGTTTTATCTCAGGAAACATGCCTTTAGCTTGTTTCAAATATGGTGCTAATTGCGGTAAATTCAAAGCCTGCATGGCAAATTTTTTAAGTGTGGGCAATATACTACTTAACATACCCTCATCCAACTGCTGACTTTCTTCCAATATGTCTATATATCTGCGTAATAGTTCGGTACTCATAACAATTCCCCTTTGTATATTTAGCAGGTTTTTGCTTTTTTACAACGGTCTCCGTGCCATCGAGCTACTGTTTTATTGTGTCGGTATGATATGTTTTCCTCCTTTTACTCAGTAATTTTTAATACTAAGTTACCGCAATCCCAAAATCTACGATACCCCGCCGCAAACATATTTTGACTTTCTGTTAATGTCATGCTAAAGGATGGTAGCCACTTGCTTAACTTTGTTTTTTGGCACCTATACCTACTTATAGGCACCGACCCATCAGTCCAAAAGTAACCGGGGCCAGTTTTGTTTATTAACTGGAATCCCGCAGCGATATAACCAACTGCTTGACTTTTAGCGCGGTCACAATAGGTTACAATGTTGGTTCCGTATTTTTGCTTGATAAATTTCAGCAACTTGCTTAATCCACCAACCACAGTGATCCCAGGCATAGAACAAAATCGTAATATTTCTAAGTCAAACTCTTTTGAAAACCTAGACTTACCAATTGTGATTAACTGTACTAATTCATTGTTGTGATATAATCCGACTGCTGCATGACACGCAACATATCCCTGTAAGTGGGTTGCTTCTAAAAACAACTTTTGCTCTTTAGTACCTACCAACTTGATCTCGCAGGATCGTGCAAAAATTCTGTTGTTTAGCCCTATTTTTGATTTAATTATGCTCTTAACTATATCAGTTTTGTGATTCCATTCAAAATCAGTAATATGTAAAAGTGCTATTCCTTCTGCTTCGGCCGCTGACGTTTTGTCGATGTGTCTTTGTTTATATTCTGGTTTATTGCCGTTGGGAGTCCAACTATGCCAATACAATCCATTTATCTCTATAGCTAACTTGTGTTCAGGCAAATAGATATCTAATTCTTTATTTCCCAAGATAGACCAATTGCCTAACTCATACTTTACTCCAAGTTCATCCAAATATTCTGCAACTCGTTTCTCCTCTAAACTATAATTACTTCTACGTCGTATCTTAAATCCATGTCTCCTGCAGTATTCTGCTACAGTCCCATAATATATATTCAGCTCATCGGCGATGTCGACTAAACTCTTGCCTAATACGTTGTATTGTTCATTTAACCAAGAATAATCACCCAAGCACTGCGACGCTTTTACGGACATTTTACTTTTAGTCCAGATATGCTTTATATCTTCTCTCTGACTATTGAACTCCACTCCATATTTCATTAACATCGACTTTTGTCGTTGAGTATTAATCTCCATACGCCTGTCTGCGGAATATTTGGATTTTGTTAACGCGACCCGCGCTGATATACGTTGACTGGTGCAGGGGCATGACGACGCTGGGCCACATCCTGTAAATCCGGTTGATATGCGACCAAACTTTCGAATTTTTCCATTTGGGCATTTATTGGTTTGCTGATATATCGCGCTGTATATTTGTGCCGGCAATGATTCGTCAGTTACCAGTGTATTTTGTTTAATCCACTCAAGTAACTTTGGATCTTTTTTGATTGTCCTAACATACGTCTTGGCATTTTCATTAATTAGTTTAAGAATTTGTTCTCGCATACTCTTATATATGCTATAAAATGTGGCGGCGTCAAATATTTTGGAAAAACAAAAGCCCCATTGACGGGGCTCTTGTTTTGCGTTTACTACTAGTTACAACAGAGATTAACTGAATGTCAAGTTGCTGACAGAAATCTCGCCGAGGTAGTCTCCGGCATTTCCCAGCGAACTTGCGGTATTGGTCAATTCTATGTAGCCATATCTCGTCATAAAGCCAACGACTGGTTCGAAGGTATTTGGATCCAGCACAACGCCGCTGCTCATCAATGGAATGTATGGGCAGTAGAATGCTGCTGCATCTGCTTCGCTGCTACCTTTGTAACCAACAAGTACTGCGGTGCTATCACTTGCGTAGCTATCAACGTAAACTTTCATAGCGCCGTTCAGTGTACCAACGAACTTAGTGTTAGTTGGGGCTTCAAAGGTGCCTTCAGTTGTACGTGCAAAAGCCGAAGTAGTTGCGCTTTGTAGCACGGTTAGGGCTGTTGGGCTAACTACGCACCAGTTACCAGCGCCACGACGTGTACGTGCAGCGATCTTGTTTGCAACGCGGTTGATAAGAACAGCAAGTGCAGCGTGTTCATCACCAACGAAAGTTGCGGTACCGCTAACTGCGGCTTGGTTAAATGTTTCTTCAGTTGCTGCAAGGCTGCGCAAGCTGTTCAGGACTTCTTGGTCGATTTCAACCGTAATTTCCTGAGCCAATGCTGCCATGATTTCTGCTTCAACATCAAGGCCGTGCATAGCTTGTGCATCTTGTGCAGCTTCAAACGTCCAGCGAGCGCTCAACTTGCGTGTACGAGCTTCAACTGTCTGCTTGAGGATCTGCACGTTGATCTTACGACCAGGTGAACCTTCAAGAGCGGTTGTTGCGCTTGCGCGAGCTGTAGCTGCATCACCTGAGTAAGCAACTGCAATTTTGAATGGGCTCAGTGCTTCGTCACCGGCGGTTGTGTCGGTGTTTAAGCTGCTGGTGTCATTCATTGTCTCTGCATAACGAACACGCAGAGTGTGGATCTGTGCGATTGGACCAGTCATTGGCTGAACGCCAACGATTTCGTTCGCAATCACGGTTGGCATAACACGACGGATCACTGGAAGGATCACGCGATTTAGGGTAGCAACGTTACCTACTGCTGTTGCACCGGTGGTCGCAGTTTCCATCAAGTGTTTGCGTGTGTTTTCCAACACAACTGCCATACTCGTACGGCGTGAACCTTGAAGACCTTCTAACAGGGCTTCTTTTGTTTCACCCCAACGACTTTCTAGTAATGCTTTTGTCATTTTTACTTTCTCCTTAATTGTACTACTTTAGCCCTGCTAGACGCTTGAGTTCCACGACGTTACTGTCTGTGTTCTCTACAACCGTCTTAACAGCTTTGTCACCAGTCACTTCTTTACGGCTTTCTGCCAGTACTTGCTTATTAGCCTGTACTTCTGCAGGTTTACCGTTAGTTAGAACTGCTGGTAGATACTTGTCAAATGCGGACTTTAGCTTAGGAGTCTGCACTGATTCCAACAACTCGCTCATTACACGTGCCTTATCTTTGGTTAGTGTGCCCAGCAATTCGTTCATAGTCTCCTTGCGTTCCATTAAATCTTTCTGAACGCGGATTTGTGACTCTTTGCTTTCCACCAACTTAGTCTTAGCAGCGATTACTTTTTTACTTTCCGCAATGATAGCTTCCTGACCAGCAATAAGTTTATTAAGCTTACTGATCTCTGTGTTTTCATTTAGGTGAGTAACTGTAAATTCACTTGCAAAGGCTTCAAAAATGCGGCGACCAAACATATTTTCGCGAGCTTCTTTGATGTCTTTCTTGAACTGTGT